GCCATTTGGCAAGCGCTCTGTCTGTGTGTAGTTAGTTTCCCATGGAGTTGTGCTTGGGTAGTCAAGAGTCATCTGACCGTTAGAATGCTTGCCTGCGCGGCCGGCAAGGTGCATCAGCGGAATGATCTTGTTAAGATGTTGGTCGGCAACGCCGCGCATCTTTGTTTTCTCTGCGGGATCAGTAGCGGCATGATGTGCTGCAAGTGCACCTTTATAGTGAGATATGTGGTGCCCAAGAGCATCGCGCAGCTGTTCTACGTGCACTGGCTTCATGCCAGCCGCATAAGATGTAACAGCTGCATTAGCACCACGGCCCATGGCAGCGCTTGGTTCCGCGTCCTTACGCAAGGACTCAATAATGTCTTCGATTATTGTCTCTTCACTCGCATATTTTATTAAAGTTTGTAAATACTCATTGTCTGTCTTTCGGAGCAACAATTCTTTAAAAGCTGAAATACTACTCATATTTATCGCCTTTCTTAAGATTGTCTATAGCCCACAACGGTTGAAGATTAGTATAGCAACAAGCTTCTCTGAGTTGCACGGGGTCATTAAGATTAAAACTTGCTAATGGCCTAATATGGTCCATATGCCAACCGTATCTACCATGATTTTCCCAAGACATTCCAGACTTAAACTGGGACTCGAGATGACAAGCCAACTGAGACACCGTACAGCCAATTAAATCAAACTTACTATCTAGTTGCGTGTTCAACTTATATAAATCTATAGCATCTCTAACCCTATCTCGACACAATCTACGCAATTTTCCTTGAGGCGTCTTTAAGTACTCTCTAGCATAAATTGTTCTTTGCTCTCTATGTGTCTCGTTAAAATTCACACTATAACAATCTTGACAAAAACCGCTTCTATTAAAAATAGAGACATCAATTCCACAACGTAAACAATTCTTTTTTAACTTTTTATGTCTAAGTTGTTTAGCTAACTCTCTCTTTCTATCCTTGTTTTGCTTACTGTAATTACGTTGATAACAGACCTTACATAGGCCGCTAATATTAGGTTTATTACCTAGTTTAGACAATTCTGTAGCGCAAATAGAGCAATTCATAGGAGCTCCTATTACGAGTTATCTTCGTCAGGGAAAGGTTCACTAAGGTTGTCCAGCGGATTGACCACAGCGCGGACTGGCTCAGTCTCTGCGGCCACCTGGACGTAAGCAGCAGCAACACCGATAACTACCGTTATGTAACGAAGTCCAGTGTTTAGCTGATTACCGTGGCCAACGTTGAAGATGAGTATCTCGCCGGTGCTCATCGTAGCAGCCAAGACACCGTCGATAGTGACGGTAGTAGCACCAGTAGCTCTAACCCTAAAGGATTGAGCTCTCAATAGCAAGAGAGTCCCGGTAGCGTTGGTGAGTTGTTCTTCCCATTTCAAGCCTGTTTCGGCCTGACGTAGGTTCTCCGAGATGATATTACTGGTTTTCATTTGTCTCTCCTAATAGCCATTATATAGGAGAGACACCCTAAACCCGAAACTTTATTTCAGGACATCCTTCTTAAAGAGCTCAAAGAGACTCTTTTTAAGTCGATTCTTCGGCGTGATGCCTAGCGACTCCATAAGCTTCTCGTACTTAGCAACCTCGTTCCAGGCTTCTTCCTCAGAGGTCCACTGCGCATCCTCGTCCGCTTCGATCTCGATAAATCGTCTAAGTTCTCTAAGTCCCTTGTCATACACCACATAGTAGGCTAGAACAACCTTATCAACCCAGAAGATCTGAGAAGTCTTGAACACGCCAAAGTTGTGAGCATACCCCAAAAGACTAACAAAGGTAGTTACCGTATTGAGATTGTCACCTACCGTAGGCACGTTCACCTCAACACGGTTATTGTTGTTCTTGTCCGAAGTCTTCCTTTTAATAGTGAGCTCACCAAACCCATCGCGATGCCTGTACCTTATAAAGTTGTCAACAGGATCAACAAAGTAGTCGTCGTATGAGCTCACCATCAACTTTTTCTTGATAGAAAAGCGGTGACAGAAGGCAACAAAATCCTCAAACTTAACACCTTCTGCTGCGTACTTTACTTCAAGTTCTTTATACAGCATAAAGGTGCCTTACCGAGGAACTTCTTGAAGAAGTGAATCGCGCTTCTCTTTAGAGAAGAGATTAATGCGATCTCTCACGGGGTGACCGCACTTCTTACACCTATACCTCTGAAACTTGCCCAGCTTAGTGTGGTAGAAGCCATCCTTGGTATGTTCCTTACCGCCACATAAGCACACATAATCTACGTCGTCGTGGAACACATTAAGGTTGAGCCTAACACCCCACGGAGCAATACGCTGAAAGAACTCTTCTAGAGAGAGGACGTCGTGCTTGTTGTACAACTCCATCTCGTCCCAAGCTTCCTTGTTTCCTTTCAAGCACTCAACCCACAGCTCGTGACCAGGAAACTTATTGTGCTTGAGCTTCTTGTACTTCTTGTTGATCTTATCGGTCATATATTCTAGCTTGTGAGAAGGAAAGCCAAACAACCTTTGGGACTCAATCTTGACATCGCAATGCTGGTACGTTGAGTTAGGATCGAAGTCGTTTATAAGAAAACGAGCTTGAACTTTCCTCTGGTCGAAATTCCTGCCGTTCTGAGTGATAACGCCATCTGCTTCGTTAAGAAGATGCCACAGCTCTTTAAGGATGACCTTGTCATCCTCTACGTTCTTCGCGTTGCGCTGATCCATATACATGATCTCATCTTCAGGCGCATCAAGCCACTTGGCACTCCATCCCATAACGTGCCAGTCAGTCACCATCTGATTGAGCCCGACGTTGTTGTCCCAAAGCTTCCAAACGTGCGCCACAATTGGAGCTGTCTCGATGTCAAATATGAGTATCTTAGCCTTGCCGACATGAGGTGCGAAACGCTTATAGCTGGTTGTTTTCTTTTTTGCCATCGTCTGTTTCCTTCTGTTGCTGACGCTTCTTTTCTACTATCAAGCATCTGAGTAGAAACAAGTAGTTAATAGCATCGCTAATGCGCCCTTCGATCGGCTCATTAGAGAATACTTGCCCGTGCTTCACATATGATTTTATACTGCTGAGATGCTTATCTAGGAAGATGTAGAGTTTTTGAAGTGGCGAAACGCCTATGTCCAAGCCTGTCTTGAAGTTGCCGAGAGCATCGGTGTCGCCAGCGTACTCTTTCCCTTTGTTAAAGAGAAGGTCTTTTAGCTCTTCCACCATCTTGTCAAACTCTGCTTGCTGCTCGTTCCATTTCATAATATGTATCTCCCTCTATGGGGGTTATACGTATTACTATTTTGTATGCGCGATATTGTTGGCGTTGTCCACGTTGTTATGGATGTCGCCCACAGTGGCAGTGGACCAACCCATAGATCCTGTAGGATCGACTAGTAGCACTTGGCCAGCGCTACCACCAGTAATCGTGCTGCCACCAGTAATCGTGATGCCGGACGTGCCGCTTTGAAGCTGGCCGGTATATGGTGCAAGTACTATATTGGGGTTACTGTAATGCCACGTGGTCGATGCGCCCTGTAGCCTTTGAATCTTATTCTCGAGCTCGCTGATGACAGCGGTTTTCAGCTGTAACAGCTTTTCAAGTGCTTCTACCTGTTGCTCAAGGACTTGTTCGTTAGTCATTAGATTTTCAGAACGCCCTTAACAAGCAGCATCGCAGCGTCAACGGCGACCTTGAGCATCGGATGACCAAGAAATCCTAATACCAAACCTACGCAGACACCTTTTACCTGTAGAGTTGCTGCCATACCTTGAAGTTGAGCCAATAATGCGAGTAGTTTTGTTTTCATAAGATAATTATACCAGTTTTTGAGTTAATTCCTTCTTGAGGTAGTCTAGGACTTCTTGTGAGGTGCCGTGAAATACGCCATACCTTATGGTACGTTTGTCCATAGACTTGAGTCTATTATCCATCCCTTCACGCCACATTCCGCCACGAGCCTCAAGTCTAGCGCTTATAATATTCTTCAACTCTATGATAAATGTAGGCCTTATGTCAAACTTATCTGAGTTATGCTTAATAAAGGAGGATACTCCTATAGTAGGATCGTACAATGACGTCTTTCCGGCCTTACCAGCCTCAATCAGTAATTCAATATGTTTGTCCTTACTAGTATTGTCAAAAGATACATAATTACACATATTAGAAAGCTGATTACAAACCCAACTTTTACCAGAACCCGACAATCCGCACACCATATATACAATGGGCTTCTTTATGATTTTTTCTTCCAAATATTGAAAGGTGAGTCCACCAGCACTTTTATATCGACCTTTAATAACTTTAATTATAGACGACCCAGACGTATTGTTCTTTTCAGCAGCTTCCTTGATCGAAGAATATACCACACCATTAGAGTCAACTACCGCTCTCTTATGACGATCCACAGAAGCTTGAATTTTGACTTGTACTTCAGACCTATTATGTGAGTTCTTAACAGCCTCGCCTATCTGTTCTCTCAATTCAGGTGTAAGAGCTTGTTTGGCTCTCTGCGATGCTACATCTCTGTTAGATAGATCAGACCAATATGTCTTTCTAGATTTACTTATCTTTTTTCTATAACTATCACTCTGCCAAATCTCTTTAGAAGATTTGGACTTTCTATCTCGTAGACCTTGGTCTTTCCATCGTTCACTGTGAATATCACTCATTTTTTGCTTTGTGTCCTCTGAAGCATGAGTGCCCAACTTAGATTCTCTCATACGCTGGCGACTCTCTTTAGTGTATCTATAACCACTAGAGCCTCCCGTTTTTAAGTTATAACCATTGGGCGCTAAAGAATTAAGCTGAGCAATGTATTTAATTTCCAGCTGATCAAGCTCTTCACGAGTGGATGCTTGTGCTATCTCCTCTATAGTAAAGTTTTCTTTTCCATACACCTTTATGGCTTCGCCTACAGCTGATCTTTTCTTATGCTTATGATGACAATGTCCTACCCATCTCTCATGTAGAGCTCTCGTAGTCTGACCAATGTAAACTTTTCCATTGATTTTATTCGTTATTTTATAAATTATCAAGCAATTTGTCCCCTTGAGAATATTATACCCTCAATAAGGTCAAAAGCAATTAGCACCCATTAGAAAAATAAAAGGCCAGGTATTTCTACCCAGCCCATTATTTAGTTATTTCTTATAACTATTTGATTTTACTACTTATTTTCCAATATTACGAAACAGAGTATTAAATCTTGGAGTGTAGACAAACAGAGCGCCATACATAACAATTGCGAACTCTAAGGCTGTAGTCACAATCGCAAAGTTGATCTTCGACAGCGGCGCGAGCTGTTTAAAGCGCATACACTCAGCGCTCATGTCGAGAAAGAACGCTTCGCCGAGGCCTGGGAGCTGTACGTTTGTGCTGATATAGTTACCAGCGCCTACGTTTGCCCAGTTGCCAGCGAACTGCTGTGTGCCAGCTGCGCCGCCTGGAGCCGATAGGTAGAGTTTCCAATACTTAACGCCTGCCGGCATTGCGCTGATCGCAAGCTGCAGGTTATTTCCAGCAGCGAGAGTAACAGTGCTTAGCACTGGTGAAGACTCACCAGCATCGTTCACTGCAGTCACCGCAACCTGATAAACACCGGCCGCGAAGGTCGAGGTCGTCACCGCAACTGCCGAAGGAGTTGCCGTAAACGTGTTAGCAGGAGACAGAGAGTTCACCGCGAGGGCGCGAACGCCAGCGCGAGGACGCAGGAAGAGGTTAGGCTTCATGTCAACTGCACCAGCAGTCGTCTGGACCTTGGACACGTCGTAGCCAACCGTCTGGTTAGCAAGACCTGGAGCAGAGCGGAACTGAGGATAGAACTGCTTAACGAACGCGCTCAAGCAAGCAGGTTCGATATGTAGTTGGTCCGGAGCACCGAAGTTTTCAAGAGCGATAACCGCGAGACGCTCGATGTCGTCCTGTGCCATGACGGCGCCGCCAAGGTCAGTAACAATTGAGCTAGAATCGCCATATCCAAGGAAGTCACCAGCTTGCATCTGTGCATCGGTGTCGCCCTTTTGAAGCTGCTTAAGCAAACCGCTCATCGCGATGCTGTTGACCGGAATGTCAGCGTCAGAGCCAGTCTCAAGACCAGTCGTCTGGTTCATAAAGTGACCATGACCCCAATAGAGCTCACGCTCAATGTTCTTGAGGAGATGCATCGTTCCTTCTTTCGCTTGCTGAGCGACGATGTCGCCAACAGTAACGCGAACCAGAGTCATCTGGTGAGATACCCTGCGTCGGGTACCGAAGAACACGATCTTTTGACCGTCACGTACGTACGTTGAATCTTCTTCCTGAGGAGCGCCACCTTCACCGATGTAAGGCACGCTGTCAGAGCCGTATGCAATCAAGCGGTTGTACTGTTCGAACAGGTTATACGCCTTGTCGACAGAGATAGCTGGCCAGAACTTGAGG